TGAACATTATCAATGTGAGATAAGAGAACAAAAATCATATGACAGACTTTATACCCCAGATTGAACCATGGATCGATGACAGCGAACTCAAAGAATTGAGGCGAGTTATTGAGTCTACTTATGTCGTCGAGCATGATTTAACAAAAGAGTTTGAGAGTATGATTTGTGATCTGACAGGATCCAAGTACGCAGTCGCTATGACTAATGGTACTGTGGCTCTCTTCTGTTGCCTGAAGGCATTGGGTATCGGTAAGGGTGATGAAGTCATAGTCCCGAACATGACGTTCATTGCTTCAGCTAATGCAGTTCTTCTGTGTGGAGCAACACCTGTTTTATGTGAAGTTGATCCATACACTTTCTGTATGAGAGTCGAGGACATAGAAGCTTGTGTATCTGATTCTACAAAGGCAATTATGCCTGTACATCTTTATGGTCAGTGTGCAGATATGAATTCTATTATGGACTTTGCAAATGAACGGAACATACAGGTAGTCGAGGACGCTGCGCAGGGTGTTGGTGTTCTTCTTGATGATCAACATGTTGGAACCTTTGGTCAGTTTGGTGTTCTATCTTTCTACGGAAACAAGACATTGACATGTGGTGAGGGTGGAGTCATTATAACTGATGATAAGGATCTTAGGGACTGTTGTTATCGTCTCAAGAATCATGGTCGGGATGGTAAGGGAACATTCAAACACGATCATATTGGATATAATTTTTGCTTTACTGAAATGCAAGCAGCAGTGGGTATTTCCCAGATGAAAAAACTTACTGCTATCATTGAAAAGAAAAAGCAAATTCATGACCTATATGTGAAGGAGCTTTCTGATATCTCACCCTGCTTCACTCCAGTCCATAAGGCAGATGGTTGTACCCCAGTCTATTGGTTTACTTCCTTTATGTGTGACAAGAAGACCGAGCTGATTGAATACATGAGATCTAAAAATATTCAAACTAGAGAATTCTTTTATCCACTAAACGATCAACCCTGTTACGCAGAAGAAGACTCTGTTCGAATGCCCGTAGATTATACTAATAGTATGGATCTTTTCAATAGAGGTATATCATTACCTTCTTCTTATAACCTCACAGAAGAAAATCAGATAGCTGTTATAAATACACTGAAAGAATGGTTGTTTAAAAACTAAGGATTTATTATGAAGTGGAAGTTGATGACAGATGAGGCTATTAGTAGAGATCAACGAGAGGTTCTCAGTGATTTCGTGCTAAATGAGGATAAGTTGACTCAGGGCCCTGTTGTTAAAGAATTTGAAAAAGCATGGTCTGAGTGGTTGGGTTGTAAGTACTCAGTCTTTGTCAATTCCGGATCGTCTGCAAATCTAGCAATCACACGAGCGTTATCTGGTATAGAACAGAAACCATTATGGGTTTCTCAGGCGTGTACATGGGCTACTGCTGTTACACCTATCATGCAGTTTGCAAGACTTCAATTGTGTGATGTTGATCTGAAAAACTTTGGTCCAGATCTAGAGAACTTGGAACACATCTTCCAGACACATAAACCAAAATTCTTGTCTCTGACCCACCTTCTGGGTTTTCCTGCCATAACAGACGAGCTTATTTCGTTGTGCGAAAAGTATGGAGTTACTCTAGTCGAGGATTGCTGTGAGTCACATGGAGCTTCGTTTAAGGGTAAGAAGGTGGGAACTTTCGGTATTGCGTCATCCTTCTCATTCTATTATGGTCACCACATGACCACGATGGAGGGCGGTATGATCTGCACCGACGATGAAAACTTATACCACGAATTACTACTTCTCCGTTCGCATGGTTTACTTCGTGAGCTTCCAGAAGAAGAGCAGAAGAAGAGAGTCTCTAATCGGGTTGATCCTTTGTTCACATTCTTGCGTGATGGATTCAACATCAGAAGCACCGATCTCCATGCCAAGCTAGGGTTACTACAGCTACCAAATCTTGATTCTGCCATAGAAGAAAGAAATGAAAACTTTAGTTTGTTCTTGAGAAAGCTAGATCCAGAATCTTTCCGAACAGATTTTGATGTTGAGGGTTGTAGCAATTTTGCCTTCCCTATCTTCACAAAGAACAATAACATTGATGATATTAAGAATCTTTTACGAGAAAACGACGTAGAATATAGACCCTGTATTGCAGGTAATTTATACGAGCATCCCTTCATGAATTTTGTTGAACAATCTAGGTTTGATAAGAATGCAAATGAAATTCATAACAATTGTATATACATCGGTAATCACAAAGATATCACACATGATATGATCACGGATATTTGTGACAAACTAAATAGACTATAATGGAGATTTATTATAATGCAGTCCGTAAAAAACAATGACCAACCACCATTCGAATATCATCATGATTCTATGTCATTGAAGGGTAATTTTTTTGGACATTTCGGTCGAGTGGTTGAACCCGGATCGACTGTTCTAGAATTTGGTAGTGGTAAAGGAACAGAGAATCTAGTTAAATTGGGATACAATGTTTTTTCTGTCGAAGAACATGAGCACTTCTGTGGTTTGTATCACGAACAATATATTCATGCCCCCATAGTTGATGGTTGGTACGACAAAAAGATTGTGTTGGATTTTGTAAAGAAAATTAAATATGATGTGATCATAGTAGATGGTCCTGCACATGGTGAGAGAAAAAAGATTATGGAAATCCTAGATGAACTTGATACCACAGTTCCAATTTTCGTTGATGATATGAACAGAAAAGAAGACAGGGAACTGTTTGGTTTGATTTCAGGAAAAGATAGAAAGACATTTGACCATGGTGATTATGGATACATTATATGATTAACATTACACGAGAAACACACCCGGATTTATATTTTGATTACAGAAAGACCTTAGACTTTCTTGGTTCGATTAAGGAAGAAGATTACGAATACCCAGAAGAGGTTACTAATTTTCATGTCTATACTGAGGCAAGATCACCAAAAGAACTGGAAGCAATCAAGTCGTACATTGCAACACAGAATTTAGACAAAACTAAATTAACTGTCTGGTCTGAATACGATATCAGTGAGCAAGAAAACATTCAACCATACAAGGACATTGTTGATCTCAAAGTGTATTCTGCCGATGAAGTATCAGAAGGTACACCATTAGAGGGAAACAGTAAATACACAAACGTGTCTGATGATGACAGACACTGGATGTCGAGTGGTATCATGCGCTTCTTAGTTCTCTACAAGTTCGGTGGAATTTACATGGACATGGACATGATTCTTCTCCGAGACTTCAAACCAATTCTGGATCAGAACTTTGCTTACCAGTGGGGATCATCCATGGACTTCGCAAAGGAAAGAAGATGGGAACCTGACTGTCATGGACCATGTGCCGCCATGTTGGGTGCAGTCAAGGGAAGTGAATACATTGAGAGTTGCATGGAGCAACTGTTGAGGACACCAATCAGAACAAGAACCACTTGTTTCGATGAGGACATGCTTGGACCTGTGTACGCTAAAAATCCAAATGCATTTACAGTCTTCCCATCACCCTTCTTTGATTGTGATTGGCTTGTTAGTAAGGTTGATGAACCATTAAGTAGAGAAGCTGAAGCTGCTTGGTTTGAAAACCCCACTGATCCAAGTAATCTGTTCTTGGAGTCATTTGCATGGCACTGGCATAACTCATCTAATAAACATAAAACTATAGTTGAAGGATCTAAGTTCTCTCTACTTAAAGATAGAAACGATAAGGTTCTGAAAGAAATGGGAATAATTTAATGAAGAAGAAAGTCGCTCTTATTACTGGCATCGCCGGACAGGATGGTTCTTATCTAGCAGAATTCCTACTGTCAATTGGATATGAAGTTCACGGAATTCTAAGAAGGAACTCGGTATCAGAAAATCAAACATCACGGTTGGGTAGTTGCTACGAACAGTTGAATTTGCACTATGGTGACATGACTGATCTCGCATCGCTCATCACGGTTCTCCAGAAGTGTAAACCTGATGAAGTCTATAATCTTGCCGCACAGTCACACGTCAGAGTTAGCTTTGATGTTCCCATCGAAACATCAACAGTGACTGGACTTGGTGCTCTCAATCTACTAGAGGCATGTAAGTTAATCTGTCCAGAAACCAAGATTTATCAGGCAAGCTCTTCTGAAATGTTTGGTAACTGTATTGATGAGGATGGATTCCAGAGAGAGACTACGCGAATGCTTCCTGTAAGTCCGTATGGGTGTGCAAAATTATTCGCTTTTAATGCTTGCAGAAACTACAGAAATGCTTATGATATGTTTATATGTAATGGGATTCTATTCAATCACGAGTCACCAAGAAGAGGTTCTAATTTTGTGACAAATAAAATTGTCAAGGGCGCAGTAGCTATTGCAATGGGTGAAGCAACTGATTTGAAGTTGGGTAACCTTGATGCAAGAAGAGACTGGGGACATGCAAAGGATTATGTCAGAGCAATGTGGATGATGCTACAAGCAGATAAACCAAAGGATTATGTTTGCTCTACTGGAGTTTCTCACAGTGTTCGGAATGTCTGTGAATATGTCTTTGCAAAGCTCGGTATGAATTACAAAGACTATATTGTCATTGGAGAGAAGTATCTCAGACCAGAGGAACTTCACGATCTCAAGGGTGATTCGACTCTACTCAGAGAAGAGCTGGGTTGGGAACCAGAATATAGCTTTGATAGCATGTTTGACGAGATGATTCTCAGTACAGAGAATTATTACAACGCAGTAGAAAAGGTTGATTGATAATGGATTATATTAAGTCAAAAGTTGATGATTCTCTACTTCATATCATCAATCGAAAAGAAGAGATTACTGCTCGGACTAATGTATGTCCAGATGATGAGTTTCTACAACTAGCAACTATGCGCATGCCTCTTGGTATGACATTCAAGCCACACAAGCACATCTACAAAGATGGACCGAAGGAAGTAATCGCACAGGAATCTTGGATTGTAATTCAAGGTAAAGTTAAAGTAATTCTTTATGATATTGACGATACGATCATACATGAAGATGTTATATTTCCCGGTGACTGTTCAATTACTTTCAAGGGTGGTCACAACTATGAAATACTGGAAGATGATACCATTGTTTATGAATATAAAACAGGTCCGTATCAGGGAATAGAAATGGATAAAGATTTTATCTGATGAAAGCTGTTGAAGATTTTGAAAATGCTATAGCAGAGTTTTACGGTGCGCCTTACGCAGTTGCCGTTGACTGTTGTACCCACGGTGTGGAACTTTGCTTAAGGTATAAGGACTTACGTTGGTTAACCGTCCCATGTAGAACCTACCTTTCGATTCCCATGCTCGCACAGAAGTTGGATATTGGTCTTACTTTTACTGAGGAGGAATGGAAAGATTATTACGAGATCCGTGGGTGGATTGGGAAACCAACTGGTGTTATTGATGCTGCCGTTTTCTGGAAGCGTGATGGATACATTCCCGGTAAATTCATGTGTCTTAGTTTTCAGTTTCAAAAGCACTTGAGTCTTGGTAGAGGTGGTATGATCTTAACAGATGATGCTGATGCTGCAAAGAAATTGAAGAAGATGTCATATGATGGTCGAGAACCAAACGTTCCTTGGAGGGAACAGAACATAGACACAATGGGCTATCATTATTACATGACACCAGAGACTGCTGAAATTGGTATAAATAAATTACAGAAAGCAATTAAAACTGAACCTCGTGAATGGACAGTGCAAGACTGGCCAGATCTTAGAGACATGGAGATTTTTAAATGAAGAACGTGGCATTGATTACTGGTATTGCTGGACAGGATGGAAGTTACTTGTCCGAACATCTTATTGAACGTGGATATGAAGTTCATGGTGTAGTTCGTAGACAGTCTACTGCCGAAAATCAAGAATCTAGATTGGATCATCTTAGTGGTCAGGTTACCACACACTATGGTGATCTACTCGATGTTCCATCACTTACCCGGATTTTCTTGGAAACTAAACCAACACATATTTTCAATCTAGGTGCAATGAGTCATGTTCGGATTAGTTTCGATCTTCCTTCATTTACCATTCAGAGCAACTCTCTTGGTGTGTTGAACATGTTGGAATTGTATCGAGAGTTCTGTCCCACTGCAAAATTCTATCAAGCATCCTCATCTGAGATGTTTGGTAACTGTGTTGATGAAGACGGATTCCAAAGAGAGACCACAGGATTTAATCCTGTTAGTCCTTATGGATGCTCGAAGCTCCTTGGATATAACTTGGTGCGTCATTATAGAAACGCCTACAATCTACATGCCTGTAATGGAATTCTATTCAATCACGAGTCACCAAGACGAGGTTCTAACTTCGTTACTAACAAGGTAGTAAAGACCGCAGTACAAATTAAACTTGGCTTGACAGATGTTCTTGAGCTTGGTAATATGGATTCGTATAGGGATTGGGGTCACTCTAAAGACTATACGAGAGGAATGTTAGATATCATCAATCACGAAACACCAGATGACTTTGTTCTTTCTACAGGAGAAACTCATTCGGTTCGAGATTTATGTAAAACAGTATTTAATTATTTGGATATGGACTATAATGATTATGTCGTTCAGAATCCAAAGTACATGAGACCAGAAGAACTAAACTATCTAAAGGGTGACTGTACAAAAGCAAAGAACACTTTAAATTGGAAAACAAAATATACTTTCGAAAGTATGATACATGAGATGGTTGATTATTGGATGAACTCACTTTCAACTACTCATATGGAGATTAACTCATGAGAGATAAAAAAGTTACACTATGCATGATTGTCAAGGATGAGACTCACATTATTGAGCAATGTCTCCGCTCTATGGCAAAGTATGTTGACAGATACGATATTACAGATACTGGATCCACTGACGGAACTCCAGAACTAATCAAGAAGACGATGGATGAATTGGGTATACCCGGAGAAGTTCATCTTGCTGACTGGAAGGGATTCGGTGATCATGCAAATAGGATTGGTTCACGTACAGAAGCCTTCCATAACGCAGAAAAATCTGATGCTGATTATGCATGGGTCATCGATGCTGATGACTACATTGAGGGTGATTTTGAATATCCCAAGAAGATGGATGCCGATGGATATACTCTTCTAATCAAGAGGGGTGACTTCTCTTGGTGGAGAAACCAGATATTCAAACTAGACCTCGGTTGGAGATACGTTGGTATTCTACATGAGTATGCTGATGCAACCAAGAAGAGTCCTGCTGTGTTTCAGAAGGTTGCTGGTAATTATAATATCACCGCACGAACTGAAGGTAATAGGAATGTCGGAATCACTCCAGTTGAGAAATACTCTCGTGATGCCGAAACTCTACTTGGTGCTATTGAAGATGAGCCTGATAATCCCCGCTACCATTTCTACCTAGCACAGAGTTACTTTGATTCTCAGCAGTGGGAAAAGTCAAGGGAAGCATATAAGAAGCGAGTTGAATTGGGTGGGTGGAATGAAGAAGTATTTTACTCACAGTTCCGTGTAGGACTTCTTTGTGCGATCATGCAGGAACCACCAGAGGTTACTATTCATGAGTTTACCTGCGCCTATAATATTAGACCAATCCGCGCAGAACCTCTTGTTGAGATCTCTAAGATTTACAGGTCGATTGAAAAACCTGCTGCCGCATACATCTTTGCAAAGCAGGCACTTGAGACACCATATCCAGCAGAGGATATTCTATTCATCAGTGAGGATGTATATCGCTACGGTGCTTTGGATGAAATCTCTGCTACTGCTTTCTATGCGGGACGCGCTCTTGAGGGTTACAATGCGACTAAGAAGTTGATACAAGAAAACCTTGTACCAGAAGAACATAAGAAGCGTGTTCAGGATAACATGGAGCAATACGAAAAGGTTATGGCTGGCGCCCAACAGCAGCAAATGCAGGCAAACATGGAAGATCAGGTTAAGAAAATTCAAGAGAAAAAGAAGCTCAAAGAACAATCAAAATCTGATGGTACTAAATATAAGAAAAAGAAAGCACGAAGTAGGTAATTAGTTTGTCATCGGGTAATTCATTTGTTGTATTAAAAACATTGAATGATACGATCCTAGAAGGATCTGTTGTTGAGCCGGTATCTGCTGGTTCGACTCCAGATATCAATATAGTTCTAGGTATCGGACTCAACGAGAGGAAATTTGTTACAGAAAGTGGATTGGTTTTTTCTGTAACAGGAACGAGTCAAAAAATAAATTCGTGCTTCGAGAGAGTTGCGGAAAAGCTCATACCACAAGTCGAACAAAGGACGCTTATACATGAACAAGGCAAACGAGGCCCTGTAGGAGAACAAGGACAACGTGGTCCAATTGGACCTGCTGGTCCTGTCGGTTTACAGGGAGTTCCGGGTGAACTTGGTCCACAGGGTCCGATGGGTGAGCGTGGGTCTAAAGGTGATCGTGGTGAAACAGGTGCGAGTGGTCTGGGTGTTAAGTCAGTAGAAAGTCTCGACCAAAAAACTATACTGATTCACTTGACAGATGGATCAGTCTTTAGTGCGGATTTACCGAAAGGTCCACCCGGATTCAATGGTATTCAGGGTGAGCAGGGTGTCACCGGTTCTGTTGGGGAACGTGGAGAAAGGGGTGACGCTGGTCCACAGGGAGAGCAAGGTGAAAAGGGCGATCGTGGTCCGATCGGTAAAGCTGGTTCCAAGGGCAAAGATGGCACCGATGGCAAAGATGGTGTGTCCGGTGAAGCTGGGCCAAGGGGACCAAAGGGTGAAAAGGGAACCAAAGGACCAAAGGGAGATTCTGGTAAGCAAGGTATACCCGGTCCAGTAGGACCAGTTGGTTCAAAGGGTGTTCAGGGTCCAGAAGGTAAACGAGGACAGAAGGGTGAAATCGGTAAGCGAGGAACAGAGGGTAAGTCCGGTGTTGTTCGAGCGAGATTCCCACTTAAGTATGATGAGAATAAACAGGAACTTACTTTTGATGCGAAGTCTCTTGAGCGTGTCCTCAGTGTAAATAACTTTGACCCAATGGCGGTAAATAACCTACTGACAGCTATCGGTGGTGGTGGTGCTGTTGGTATACGCCATGATGGTAGTATGATAATAAAATCAGTGTCCGACATTAACATTACTAGGGGTCTTGAGATTCTACCCAAAGGTAAAAATGTCGAATTGCAATTAGATACCGAAGTACCATTTTCCTTCGCAGGAACCACAACCGCAGATAAAAGAAACCATCCGTTGATTGGTACAGGAGATTTCTGGTTTGATACTTCAGATAATGCTGGTGGGGGTAAATTATATTTTAGGATCGATGATAACTGGGTAGAAGTTTGATAAATAGATTAAGGAGCATTATATGACAACGAGATTCCCAAAAAATCCAGCAAATGGCACAGAAGTATCTCTTGGAGGTAGGAATTGGAGATTTAATTCTACTTATGGAGTATGGGACAAGGTAGAATCTTCTATAACCGGTGTCTCATATGAATTTCTTGCTAATGGTCTAACACAAAACGGGCCTACGCTTAGTATTGATACTACAGTAAATATTGCTTTACAGGGATTTTCATCAAGTCAAGGAGCTAGTTTTCATGGTCCAGTTTATGCTTTAGATGGAATTAGTTTAGGTGCTGGTGGTATAAGTTTCAATGATGGTACAGGTATTAACACTGCATTACGAAAAGAAGCATACACCGGACAGATCGAGACCGTCGCAGATAAAACTTATACTATTGATCCAGACGTAGCCACGGATAGGACGATCACTGGATTCTACGCTAAAACTGCGTCTGGTACGTGCGTTGCTTATCTAAGGCGTCCCGGTGCTGGTGGTGGTATTAAATCTGCTTCTGTTAATGACACCGGTGGTTCGCATGGAGGATTAGCAAACACTTCTATTTCCGCAGGAGATGTGCTCATCATAGAAGTTTCCAGTAACTCTTCGGCACTTGACTTTATATTTAACGTAGAGTACACAACAGCATCATGACTCCTCCACGTTGGTTATTCTTTCCTACACAGTCAACGGCTGCTCAGTACATCTATGAGGTCCAAACTGATAGATCTATAGTTAAAGGTTCTACCCAGACAGACAAAAGAAGGCAGGACAGCACAGGAACAGAAAGTGGTAGTCTAGCAGATCAATTTTCTCCTTATGATAACAATTCTCAATTTCATAAAGCTAGTGATACTCAAATTAGATTCAGGACTAATAATGATGACAGTGTTGCAGGTTTTGAAACCAAGACTGATATTGGAAATAATTTGACCTCCATCACACTTACTGTGGGAGGTAATGTATTTACACCAGACTCAGTAGCAATTGGTGGTCAGAACAATAGACCTAGATTTGATATGAATACGTCTGACACCGCGGCCGGAACTTTTTGGTCTGACAATAATCTTGATGATACTGACGACATAACTATAACTGTGACAATAACATTCTAAAATAAGGATCTCGAAAATGCTAAACGAAAACATTCAACACTACGCCGCATTGATCAAAGATGTCAACGCAATGGCATCAAGACTAAATGCCCTTGCATATAACTTCAAAGAAGAGGCTGCCATTACTACTCTAGACGAGTCTTTGATTGACAGTCTCGTTCTTGCTGCCACAGAAACGTTGACCGAAGCGAACGCCCTCAAAGGCATCACATTTAATCCAACTCCATAATTGACTTAGTTCTGTTTTGTGTTATAATATGGGTGTGAAAGGAATATATTATGTCTGATAATGACTGGAGCTTTGGTGAAAATATGATGACTGATTTTTTGGGTTTCTACCCACTACACGAGACTGTGAAACGACCAATCTGGGGAACCGAACAAGCTGCCTGTTTCGACTTGTATGCTCACTTTGAGCCGGGTACTGTTGTTCGTGGATATGACTCTGTTAACAAGGAGCGTCTATATGACCTCACCACAGATACTACTACTGTTCAGGGGGATAATTCACATTCTTATATTAGTATCCCTATGCAGAATCGTGTGCTGATCCCTACTGGATTGATCTTTGATATTCCAGAAGGTTTCTCTGTACGACTACACAGTAGGTCAAGTCTTTCTCTGAAAAAGGGATTGATGATGGTGAATGGTGAAGGTATAATTGACTCTGATTATTATCATGAGTGTTATATGATGTTGTACAATTCGAGTAACCAGACGGTTAGAATTCATCACGGTGAAAGAATTGCACAAGCGGAAATGATCGAGAACGTGGAATATGAAATTAAGCAAATCCCAGAAATGCCCACACAGAAGACGAGTCGAGTCGGTGGGTTCGGAAGCACAGGAGTAAATTGATGAACAGAGAAGAACTACTTATGCATCATGCGGAAGTGTGTGCAAGGGCTTTAGAAATCATGCAGGTGAAGAACCATGACTATGCAGGTAAGGGTGGAGAGCAACCGTTCGCAAACTTTGAACGCTGTGAATCCATGGGAGTCTGCTCAACCGAGCAGGGGTTCCTTGTCCGTGTGATTGACAAGGTTTCGCGTCTTGCTACTTTCGTAGAAGCAGGAGAACTCAAGGTGAAGGGTGAGACTTGGAAGGATGCGGTCCTTGATATCATGAACTACATGATCCTATTCTCAGCCTACGTTAGTGATAAGCAAGGTGATGATCTCCCCAAAGGAGCAGAAGAGTTTCTGATTGAAGAGCTAGAAGTTACACCAAACACAGTAATGCATCACCCAGTTTAAACTATGGATAATTTTTATACTAACGTCTCTCTTGTTGGTGACGGAATACTTTACAGGGGCATCGAAGATGGTGTCCCTGTAAAGCGTGTGGTGAAATACAATCCCACGCTCTTTATTCCCTCAAACAAAGAATCTCGATTCAAGACTCTTGACGGGAAAGTTGTAGAACCCATTCAACCGGGTTCTATTTCTGATTGTCGTGATTTTGTCAAGCAGTATGAGGGTGTCCCTAACTTCAAAATCTATGGTAACACTGATTATGTCTACCAGTACATCGGCGACCTATACTCTGGTGAACTTGACTACGACATGGACAAGATCTCAGTTGCCCATATTGACATCGAAACACAATGTGAACATGGTTTTCCACAGGTCGATGATCCAGAAGAGAAGGTGATCGGTATCACTCTCTTTGTGAATGGGAACAAGTACTCATTTGGGTTGGGTAATTTCTCTGTTCCGGGTATTGAGTGTAAGTGTTATGAGTATGAGGAAGATTTGCTTTCTGATTTCCTAGAAGTCTGGAAGAAAGAGTCTCCACATATCGTGACTGGCTGGAACGTAAAGTTCTTCGACATTCCTTATCTGGTTCAGAGAATGAATCGTGTCCTCAGTCCCGTGGAGACTGCACATCTGTCTCCATGGAAGAAGATTCGAGAGAAGCAGATCGAAAGGGCGAACAGGAAGCACACCACTTTCCAGATCCTTGGTGTGTCTATTCTAGATTACTTGGATCTCTATCGCACTTTCACGTACAAGAATCAAGAGTCGTACAAGCTAGATCACATTACATTTGTCGAACTCGGTGAACGTAAGATGGGGTATGGTGAGCATGAGACAATCAAGGACTTCTATCGAAAAGACTTTGCTCGTTTCATGGAATACAATGTCCGAGATGTTGAATTGATTGTCATGCTCGAAGACAAGATGAAGCTGCTTGAGCTTGCTCTTGCTTTGGCGTATTCTGCCAAGGTGAACTACGAGGATGTTTTCTCACAGGTCCGAACGTGGGACCAGATCATCTACCACCATCTCAGGGAAGATAACATTGTCATTCCTCCCAAGAAAGCTGGTAAGAAAGATGAGCAGTATGTTGGTGCGTATGTCAAAGATCCGATCACAGGTATTCATGACTGGGTTGTTTCGTTCGACTTGAACAGTCTCTATCCCCACCTGATCATGCAGTACAACATCAGTCCCGAGACCATGATCCACCAGATGCAGGATTTCATAATCACACCCGATGCAGTTCTTGGAGAACAATCGGAACAATTGAAGAAAGCACTCAAGACTCACACAGATAAGAACTATTCGGTGGCGGCAAATGGTACGTGCTACACCAAAGAGTTTGCAGGGTTCCTTCCTGATCTGATGTCTAAGATGTATGACGAACGTAAAGCATACAAGAAGAAGATGATCGAGTGTCAGAAACGTCAGCAGGCAGGAGAAGCCAACCTAGACAATCTGATCACCAAGTATAACAACTTCCAGTTGGTTCGTAAGATTCAATTGAACTCTGCTTATGGTGCGATTGGTAATCAATACTTCCGATACTATGCGACTGATATGGCGGAAGCGATTACGACTTCCGGGCAGTTGAGTATCCGATGGGTTGCAGATGAACTCAACAAATTCCTAAACGAGACGGTTGGTACAGACAACTACGATTACATTGTTGCGTCTGATACAGACTCCGTTTATGTTCGTCTAGGTAAGTTGGTTGATCGATTCCTTCCAGACTGTGATGATACAAAGAAGATAGTTGACTTCTTGGATAGCAGTTCAGAAAAGATCATTCAGCCTCTCATCGACAAGAAGTATGATGAGCTTGCAAAGATGATGAATGCATATGAAAACAAAATGCACATGGGTCGGGAAGTCATTGCAGAGAGAGGTATCTGGACTGCAAAGAAACGCTATGCACTCAACGTATGGGACAGTGAAGGTATTCGGTACGAAGAACCCAAGCTCAAGATCATGGGTATCGAAACGACTCGGAGTTCTACTCCTGCAATCGTGAGAGAGAAACTCAAGAATGCGATCCGTTTGATTCTGACACAGGACGAGAAGGATATCCAGAGCTATGTTGCCGAGTTCAAGGAAGAGTTCTTTAGTTGTGAACCAGAGGAGATCGCATTCCCCCGTGGTGTTTCTAATCTTGAGAAGTGGGAGTCCTCATCTGAGATCTATATTTCGGCAACGCCAATTGCCGTGAAAGGTTCACTCATATACAATCATTATATCAAGAAGCTAAAACTTGAGGAAAAATATGAGAAAATTCAGCAGGGTGATAAGATCAAGTTCATTTATCTGAAAGAAGAAAATCCTATCAGTGGCATGAAGGGTGATAAGGTTATTTCCTTCCCAGCAAGTATACCAAAAGAACTTGATATCCACAGGTTTGTAGACTATAATATGCAATTCACAAAGAGCTTCTTGGATCCCCTCGAAACAATACTCAATGTTGTTGGGTGGAAGTCTAAAGAAGAGGCAACTCTAGAAGGACTGTTCATATGAAAGTAGAAATCGAATATAAAGATCTTATATTTTTACAAGCATATCTATTAGAACAATCACAAGATCTAGATAAAATAGTGAAGGAGTCTTACATGGATGAAGAGACTCCATTAGAAGAAATAAGTTCACTGGGCAAGACAAGAGATGATCTTAATAAAATTGCCTCGCTAATTAAGAAACAAATTTAGGAGAAATAACATGAGTGATTTTTTAAGTAATATTGTAAAAGAATCGGGCAACCAATATGCAAACATTATATCAGAAGGTATTGAGGGAAGTGATGTCGATGGCTTCGTTGATACCGGATCTTTTGCATTTAATGCTCTTCTGTCTGGTTCTCTGTATGGTGGAATTCCTAATAATAAGATTGTCGCGATCGCTGGAGAATCAGCCACTGGAAAGACGTATTTTACACTTGGCATCGTACACAAATTCCTGTCTGATAATCCTGACGGTGTGGTACTTTATTTTGATACTGAACAAGCTGTAACTTCAGAGATGTTTGCTGACCGTGGTGTTGATCCTAATCGGGTAGCCGTGTTCCCTGTCGCAACGATTGAAGAGTTCAGACATCAGGCTATTACAATTGTTGACAAGTACCTTGAACTTTCTAAGGGTGAAAAGAAGCCTATTCTTATCTGTCTAGACTCATTGGGTATGTTGAGTACAGACAAGGAGATTGCCGACACTGCCGATGGTAAAGGTACTCGTGATATGACACGAGCACAGATGGTCAAGTCAACTTTCCGTGTCCTGACTCTCAAGCTAGGTAAAGCAGGCATCCCACTCATCCTCACCAACCATACCTATGACGTGATTGGTTCTATGTTCCCTCAGAAGGAGATGGGTGGTGGTTCTGGACTCAAGTATGCAGCATCTACCATCGTGTACCTTTCCAAGAAGAAGGTCAAGGATGGGACAGATGTAGTCGGAAACATTATCCACTGTAAGCTATACAAGAGCCGATTCACCAAAGAGAATTCTATGGTCGATGTTCTTCTGAATTATGATGAAGGACTGAACCCATACTATGGTCTTGTTGATATTGCTCTTAAGTATGAAATCTTCGATAAAGTCTCGACTCGGATCCAACTCCCAGATGGAGCCAAAGTCTACGAGAAGTCTATCTACAAGGATCCCGAAAAATACTTCACCGCAGATGTGATGGAGAAGCTCGAAGTGGCAGTAAAGAAAGAATTCATGTATGGTAAACTCGGTGCCGATGAAGAAGAAACAGAGGAAGTAAATGAAAGCTCCTGAGTATCGTTATGTTGATGAATCAACTGAGGGTAATGTACCAATCGAAATTACTGATGGACATTACAAGGGTATTGTGATAAGATATGAACGTGTGGTTCTCGAAGAGAAAGAAGAGAATCTGCACTTTGATTATGACTATGACATTATTGAAAATCCAAACGAAGAAGAAGTAACAGATGAACTTCGTGATGTGTTTACGAATATTCTGATGTCAGTTCTAGAAGAACAGATATCTGCCGTACCCGAAGATTTGGATATACTGAAAGAGGCTAGTAGTGAAGAACATAGAGTTGGTGATACTTCAAAATCTGATATACAATGATGAGTTCTCTCGGAAGGTTACTCCCTTCCTAAAGAAGGAGTACTTCCATGATCAGATTGAAAAACTTGTCTTCGGGGCAATCCAAGACTTCATAGCTACATACAATGCGCTTCCCACCAAGGAAGCGATTGTTATTGATCTGGACAAGAAAACTAGCCTAACAGAACCCCAGTTTGAAGAACTTGGGAAGCTCATGGAAAGTTTGACCGATGAGGATGTTCCGGAGCTTGATTGGTTATCATCACAGACAGAAGATTTTTGTAAAGATAAGGCGGTTTACAATGCGATCATGGAGTCAATCCACATCCTTGAGGACAAGTCAGACTCAAAGACACCGAATGCAATCCCAGAAATTCTCTCGGATGCCCTTGCAGTCTCGTTCGACACACACATCGGACACGACTACATCGAAGACGCAGAAGAAAGATATGACTTCTACCACCGAGTAGAAAAGAAAGTCCCATTTGATCTGGAGTACTTCAACACCATTACTGGTGGGGGAACTCCACAGAAGACTCTGAACATCATCATGGCTGGTACTGGTGTTGGTAAGTCCCTGTTCCTATGTCACCATGCAGCGAACTGTTTGACTCAGAATCAGAACGTTCTCTACATTACATGCGAGATGGCAGAAGAAAGAATCGCCGAGAGGATTGATGCGAATCTTTTTGATATGACAATTGATGATGTACAGGATCTTCCTCGACAGATGTACTACAAGAAACTTGAGGGATTCAAAGCGCATCTCAAGGGTAAACTTATTGTAAAGGAGTATCCGACTGCAACTGCGAATGTGAATCACTTCAGAGCACTCCTCGATGAGCTTTGGATGAAGAAGCAGTTCAAGCCGGACATCATCTTTATTGACTACCTCAACATCTGTGCCTCTGCTCGTCTCAAGAATGGAAGTAACGTGAACTCGTACACATACATCAAAGCGATTGCAGAAGAACTTCGTGGTATGGCGGTTGAGCGTTCTGTTCCTATCTTCTCTGCAACACAGGTCAATCGTAGCGGGTTCAACAACAGTGATGTTGGTCTCGAAGATACCTCAGAATCATTCGGTCTACCAGCAACCGCAGACTTTATGATCGCTCTGATATCGACTGAAGAACTCGAAGAGAACAACCAGATTATGGTCAAACAATTAAAGAATAGATACAATGATGTTGCTTCAAACAAGAAGTTCATCCTTGGTATTAACAGAGGAAAGATGAAACTGTATGACGTTGATAAAAATGACCAGAGTGGCCTACTTCAAACCAACCAAACAAAAGACACCAAAGCTGGGAATGGGCTTGATGGACGAAACTTCGATGAAAAGTTTTCTCCTTCAAAAGGAAAGTTTGAAAGCTGGAGCATCTGATGTCGTATTACATCGACAAAAAATTCATAAACCTCGCATCAGGTAGCCTTCAGCAGTTCAAGTGGAAGAAAGAAGATTTAGCAAATTGTAGATGTCCGATATGTGGAGATTCAACAAGGAATAAAACAAAAGCTCGTGGATACTTTTACAAGAAGGGTAATGACTTCTTCTACAAGTGTCACAACTGTGGTGTGGGTCATTCACTCTACCGTTTCTTGGAAATGGTATCACCACTGCTGATGAAAGATTACTCTGTTGAGAGATGGAAGAATGGAGAAAATGGAAATTCAAACTATAAAAAACCAAAGGAAGAAAGTATGTTTGGTGGTCTGTCGTTCAAGCCAAAATTTAAAACTAACTCAGTCTTACTGAATGATCTAACTCGGATTAAAGATCTAGATTCTTCACATAAGGCGTATCAGTTCTGTAAGATGAGAAAGATCCCAGAGAAGTTCTATGACATTCTCTACTATACCAATGACTTTGGTACGTGGATGAAGAAGCTAGACCCGGAGTGTCTTGCGCTTGGCGCAGAGGAACGTCTTATCATTCCTTTCTTCAATAAGTCCGGTGATGTTGTCGGTGCTCAGGGTAGACTTCTTTCATTTAAGGGAGAAGAGACTGCTCGGTTCAGTGCTCGGTATATCACAGTGAAAGCCGACAAGAGTATCGATCGTCTATGGTATGGACTCTGGCGTGTCGATCCCAAGAAGAAAGTCTATGTGGTCGAGGGCCCAATCGACAGCCTGTTCATCCCTAACACAATTGCAATGGTTGGTGCTGGTGCGATAGAAAATCTGCACGACAGGCTTATTGGTACTGAAGTAGTTTACGTTCTGGACAACGAACCACGGAACAAACAGATCGTAAACTACATGGACAGGCTTATTAACAAGGAATGTAAAATTTGTATCTGGCCTACCAACATGAAAGAAAAAGATATTAATGATATGATCTATAGTAAATCCGCTAAGGATATACAGAAGATCATAGACAGGAATACATACAGCGGACTAGAAGCTAGACTGCATTTTAGAAATTGGAAAAAAGTATGACAGAATTTGAATATAATCGTGATGATATTCCACAAGAAGTTTTATTGGAAATCGTTTTAGAGTTTAACAGAAATTTTGCTAGTTACGTAAGAGAAGTTGATGCTGACTTGTTTGAAAGAGCCAAGGATTATGCTCGATCATTTACAGAGCTAGAAGGATATGATATTACATTTTTAGATATAGAGAGTGATGACAATGACTAAGGTTCTTAATAAAGGCTATGTGGATCTTGTTGATCATATGGGTACAGATCTAACGGTAGTAAATGCTGCCCGTGTATCGTTCGATAAAGAGAGTGACTGGGGCTATGACGAAGAAGCAGTAAAGAATATTACTGGACACAATTGGAGTGAGGTAAGACTAAAGGAAGAGTTTAAGTGTTTATCTGATAAAGATGAGAAACTTATTAATTATCTTGCAAAACATAAACACTGGACACCATTCGCCCACCCACAGATTACATTAAGGATCAAGGCACCAATCTCGATTCGGACACAGTTCTTCAAGCACAAGCAAGGATTTGTTGAGAATGAAATCAGTCGTCGATATGTTTCATTCAAACCAGACTTTTACATACCACAATGGAGAGGTAAGCCTGAAGGTAGTGCAAAGCAAGGTAGTGAAGAATTTATGGCGATAAAGGGTGAAAATGTTCGCTCATATGGTAATGCTATGGAACTCTGTCTCTATACCTATGATCAACTCATTGCAGAAGGTGTCGCACCAGAACAGGCTCGTTTCGTATTACCACAGGCAATGTTTACTGAATGGTACTGGACTGGTTCCCTTTCTGCATATGCTAGATTCTACAGTCAGCGGAGCGATGAACATGCTCAGTGGGAGATTCGCGAGTATGCTAGAGTCATCGGTGATATAATCCAGCCGTTGTTTCCCTCCTGTTGGGAGGTTCTCACAAAGTATAAATAGATGAGAAGGAGACGCTAAATGCCAATTTACTGCAATAATTATGATATCAATCTTTATCAGGGACAGTCATACTTTTTAGACCTAGACTACACTGATGTCAATGACGAAGTTGTTGATCTCAATGGTGCCACATTTGAAGCAAGAATGCAGATTAGACGCTCTCCTCTAGTAGAAGAAAAGTTAGTAGCCATGAGCAGTGATTACTATCCCAAGGGTGTCGTTGGTGGTGGTATCACAGGATACTTCACTGGACCGGGATTTGGTTTACCCGAAGGGACCACTGGTGATTATATGGGTTTAATTGGTACTGGAGGAATCACTCTAAATTATGGTGGTGAATTGGGCACAATTCGGATTGAAATAGATGCCGCTACTACAGCAAATATTCCCGCTGGTAGACACTTCTATGACCTAGATGTGCGTAACAAATCAATCAATTTTGTTGATAAAGTTATAACCGGAACATTTGAAGTTTTGAGCGAAGTAACCCGATAAAATTACTACATAATAGGACTATTTTTATCTGAAATGGAGCCTATATGTCATCTTACGGATCAAGTCCCAGCAATCTGAATAATACAAACACCACGAATGTGACCTCTTCTTCAACGTCATCTTCTTCAACGTCATCTTCTTCAACGTCATCTTCTTCAACGTCATCTTCTTTTACGAATTTAAACGTAACATCAAATAGAGGGGTTTATTCTCCATCTAGTGTAAATATAAATTCTACCACCAGTATAGGGCTGACCAATGTAACACCTCCACCTAGTACTCCATCATCCCAACGATCACAGACTCTTCGTTCAACCACTCAATACCCACATCAAGTCACATTACAATATTCAACTAAGACAAACTTTGCCTATGATCAGAGCGATAAATACTTTGATGATGCAATTACCCCATATAAAGAAGAAAGTCAAACTGACGATCAAACACCAGAATATAAAGAAGATGAAACATATGGAATAGAAACGAAGACCATTTATTGGACTATAGGATCAAACGAAGCATTTAGCTATGGTTACCACTTAGACGGAACGCCATATGTACACGATAACAGTAATATTCCGGGTGGTAATGGTGGTTTGTATTTAGTTAGTACTACTGATAGTGATGGTGGACCAAGAACAGAATTCAACGCATGGTATGAACCTGTTGAAATTTCTAGAACTGCAATCAACCCAGATAATGCTAAACTTCCTTCAGAGCACATTGGTCAAATGTCCCGAGGTGCTCAAGAGGGTGATATTTCCTTTACGTATGATCCAGATGCTCCAGAGGGATCGCGACACAATATAGAAATTGAATTGAAACCTTGGATAGGAATTTCGGATTACCATTATGGTTCCATTCCTGCTGGACGTGGATATAATGATGGTGATTACAGCTCTGAAAGTAACAGTAATCCACCGCTCAATGGTATACCCGGTATTTCGGAAAGAAATACAGAACAGAATGCCGGCAACAATTATGGTACAGGTTTATTCTCCCAGAGTTATGTTTATCCGAATTACTATGACGGCCGTGGTCAAATGATTACTACTGGTCTCAATCAACTTCCCAGAGACCAAGTACTTGATGCAAATGTTGACAAAGCAAGCGATGATACTATTAATCCCGGAAATGAAGGGTGGATTGCCGCATATAGAGACGCCCCACGCAGTACCGACGAACCTGCCATCCCCGGAATCCTTTCTACAGGTGCTCCATGGCTCACCGAAGGTCAGTGGTTAACCATTGAAGAGGTTGTTGATAACAATTATTACGGAGAAGGTAAAAGTAATACTACTGGCTATAACTACTTGACAGTGATTGAAGGAGTGCGGGGTAATAGATGGGCACCGGGAACAGGATCATTACCACCTACTGCGGCGTATGACTTTGCTGTTGCTAATAGTGGTATGATCAAGGATAGAGATGATATCGAAAGATGGAGTGGTCAGTATAATTATGAAGATAATAGTGGGGACCCATACCAACTAAAAGCAAATGATCTGATCGTTACTCAGGCCAGTCACTGGGATCACAGAGGCGTTGAGCAGATGAGAAAATATTGTAGACAGAGATATGAATTATATACTCTGATGAAGGCTGAATACACATCAGCTACACTAATGGATAGTGACGACTGGGCTACGGCAAATTTCGATATCGATATTCGAGACAATGGAAAGCTAGAGAAATTCAATTGGTATAGATTCGATGGAAAATTTCCTGTGTTCCCAATAAGCTTTATGAAGAATGGTACGGAAATTGAATTTGAAATTACTGATACTTTTGATGATTTAATCAAAGATAATCAGGACTTATATGGTTCTTTACCTGTTAATGACGCATCAGAAGGTGGACCGGGAGCAACAACTTTCCGTGAATATGCAGAAGCTGTTACGAATGATTACAGTGCGGGTGGTCTTGACAATAAAATTGATCCGTATAAAGGTTGGGGTCATTTATGCAGTAAATGGGACCGATATCCTTTCATTGATATGACAGCTTGTTTGTCTGTAGTTCCCCCAATTGAATTAATCGGAGACATCGCGGCCGCGGATTTTGATCAATCCGGTCAAGTGGATGGTGATGACCTTCTACAGATTTTAGCAAACTGGGGTACTACACCGAAAGACGAGAATTGGAGACCAGAATTAGATCTTAATGGTGATGGAATAGTTGATGCCGCAGACCTTACGATTCTTTTGGATGCATGGCAAAATCAGGGAGGATCGGTTCTTGATTATAGCAAGACTTTCAGACCTCCATTAAACTGGGATCCTACCGATAGAGGTTCTGTGCCATATATTACAGAGATTGATAATATTGAAGACTATACTATAGATGGTCCGGGTGCAAAGCCTCTTGCAGAAGGGATTAACCCGGCTACAGATATTCCTGTTGGTCAGATTGGATACCCTAATAAAGCTATAGATGGTGGTACAGCACAGGCATGGGAAATTTATACCGCCGACCCGAACCAAGGAACATACAAAGCTAATGACTATCCTTCAGGTTTGCAGATGAGTCTTACTGACACTTATTGGCCAGAATTAAAAATAGCTAGTAAAGAGGAACTGCGAGGTGATGGTGATCCTAATGACCCAACTACTTGGGATTTTGAGTCTACTGTTAGACGAGCACAAGGATTAGGAAAAGCTCCAGCTAAGTATTTACGGCTCGGTGGTCATATATTATGGCATACCGCAGCAGAAAGTGATAACAGAGTTCAGGGTTGTCATGGTGGATATGACTTATCTCTCAGTAACTACGGATCTCAGGAGGGTTGTGAGTATGAGTTATTATCAATGCTGGCATTTGATAGGAATCTAGATCCAGAAAATCTCAATAGTGCCGATAGGAATACCAATAAAAATATCAGCCCGTCTATTAGTTGGATTCGTGAACATTATGGCACCGATTGGGATCTAAAACCCGATCCAAACTCGACCAACGGAGATCTGATAGCCAAACGAGATAATTTTAGTCTTCGTCAGGTCATTAGGAGAGCATTAACCCAGAGAGGTATTGATATCTACGGTGGCCAGAGATCCGGCGGTAAATATATTGTACACAATGCAGGACACACCGACTGGTGGGATGTTGTAGCTATAATAGGTCTTAGTTGTACACAGCACGAAGACTGGGTTGATATGTTAAATACAGGTTCGATGGGTAGTAAAAAGACTGGTACACTCAAAAACTTTTCTCATCAGATTCCTAAAACTGATGAGAACGGAGACCCAAATCAAGACTATACTTACGGTGAAATGAATAACGTGGGAACTTTCCCCGGAGATATTGGTCACATGGGGGCCGAGGGAATGTCTAATCTGACTAATGTTCCCGGTAGTCACAAACAGGGTAACGGTCTAGGAGCTTATACACACAATTCCCTTAGATTCAAAGATCTATCAGTCAAGACGGTAAATGACTTCACCATTATACCATACCCAGATGATACTGGCGAGTCTATAAACCTATTTCCCGGTAAACCAATTCGACCGGAAAACTTGCCAAACGTGTTCCCCAATCAGTTAATTACTGTCTATCCCCCAGTTGGTGGTCAATGTGGTAATCAAATCGATAATCTTTATTATAGACTGAAAGAAATTGTGGATGCAGATAAGGTAGATACTGAACGGACAGATGCGGATATACGAGATCGCAGTTGGAGAGGTCTATATACGCAAAACATACAGAACTCCGACAGCACTATTGAACACGTAAAGGGTGATGATGTGACCACTTGGGTCGGGACAGATACTAAGGATAAGCCTTGGGGATCACCTGCACCAATGCCTGATCAACCATTGAACAATCTCCAGTCTGGTGTGGAACCTGAGTGGGTCGCAGAAACAGATGAACCACATTCATTTTTGGTAGGAGTGTCTACAGAAAATCTTGTCCGATACGATGACCAATTTTTTAATATAATGCGTGTAAAACTAGATGAAAATGGTAATGAACAACTAGATGAAAATGGTAATAGAGTTTTTGAAACTAATGGTAACTATTATAGACCTCACAAAGAGCTATGGAGACATATTGAGGAGGATTTCAGACCAATTAACCGATGGGAGTTTGATGATGGTGATGGTGTTTGTGATGATAGCTATGCTCTTCAATATACCCTGAGAGCACTAGACGATGCGACACAGGAAGACACTAAATATGCTCCATTGAATGGTATATACCCACGAGGGTATGATCCAATTAAGGGTGGTAATAACAAACATTGGGGTCTACTTACCAATCAAGATTATATGTCCTCCAACTATCATAGAGGGCTTTATGTAAAAAATACAACAATGGAATTAGATGCAACTGGTGTATTAGTTGAGGGTCCGCGATATGGTGAGATTTCAGTAATACTCGCAAGCATAACTGAACATGTTCGCAACTCTGAGTGTGTCAAGGTTAGTGCTGTGGGAACTAAGCCAAGAATCATAGATACTGTTAATGCTATGAACCCCGGTGCATCTAGTGTGCAATTAGAAGGTGGAAGAGAGAGTATTAGTGGTAAGAATGATAATACTGATCTTGGACCTACCGCTAGAGCTATGAATTTTCTTCTTCTAGATGATATAGGATTGAAAGAAGACCTTGATGCCGGCCGGAATGTTACAGTTGATATCGCACATAATCTAGAGGTTGATTTTGAGGATCCGGATGTACCAATGCCCAGTGTTAATAGTTGGGCAAACGGTGGTGGGTATGGTAATGTTGCGTCCTTTGGTGGTTTCAAATCATATGACTATGTATATAATAGAGGAGCATTTTCGTTTGGTATGGCTGCAAGAATGTTTACTGGAATTAAAGACGAAGATAAACAAGATTCAACGAAGGTAAGACATAAACCACTAAGTGTTATCCTAGATGCCCTGCCCGCATATTATGCTAAATTGTTTGTTAAATATCCTACGTTTTGGAATAATCCTTTAGGAAGATCTATCACAGAGGAAGATACAAACTCACTGCATAGTATATTTCTTGGTGGTAATTCACAGGGAGTTGGTTGGAGTGATGGAAGGTCAGATGTCAAGCTTGCTAATCATCAGGATCGTGGCGATCCTAATGATAATGTCAAGGATAATTTCTATGGTGGTGATCAATGGCCGGAACTTATACGCGCCCTGTTCAATCAAGAACTATTAGGTCGTATTAGT